AGTCCCCAGTTACAGCAGCATCCAGGGCCATAACCATAGGCGTCTGTTCACCCGGAGTCATAGGCAACGGCTTCTTCTGGCAGGCATCCCACAATATGATCGGCACAAACTCGCTCTCCGAACTAACCCACTCATTCAAATGCAACCTCTGGAACTGTTGAGGGCTCTGGGTGCCGGCCTCACTCGCGTAGTACGTGCGCCCGCGTTCCCCTTGAAGCCAGGGCATCCGCCTCGCGTTTGTCCCGGCGTCCCAGAACGTGAACATGCGCTTGGAGTCGTTGACATAGCAGGGAATGAGGTCGTCGGGGTCCGGAGATTCGACGAAAGCCCCCTGAGCCTTCCGCATATCCTTGACCCGCAACTGTCGGCCTTCCTTGACAGTCTGTTCGTAGAGGGACCACAGCAACTCTGACTCGCCTTCATATCCGGCATAGGTCACAACCATACGCACGGAGTCCGGGCGGGCGGGCGATGGAGCTACCTCTGCCCAGAACCGTAAAGCATCCTTGTGAATGAAGCCCCACAGTTCTTCCCAGATAGTGATGATGGGATTCGCGCCGGCCTCTCCCTGGTAGTCAGTGGCGATAGCCTTGCAGGTGGTCCCATTGGTCAGGCACGTCATCAACTGCGCCTGGACCTGCCAGCGGTCAGGGAGTAACCCTTTGGGGCGAATGAACCCCGGAGTCAGTTCGATGCTCTGCTTGTGCGCTGCAAACCCTCTACCGATAGCCTGCGCTAAGTCGTTACCTACGTAGAGGACTTCCCCGTATTGCCCCCAGCTCTCTGCGGCCCACCGGCCTACCATGCCAGCGATTGTGGACTTGCCGCTCTTCTTGGGTTGGCTCCACAGGATGGTGTCGAATCGCAGTCGGCCGTCCACCCGCGCAAACGCATAGTCCAGGACGGCTTCCTGATAGGGTTCCAGGTGGATTCGGCGGGATTCGCCTTCAGTGGGGATGTAGTAGTTAGATCGCGCCCAGGCGGACGGGAAGCGTCGCCAGCCTTCCTTGAGGATGTCCTGAGCCAATGCACGGCGGTCTAGGACAGTAACAATCGTTCCACTTCCTTAACTGCTGCTTCCAGTTCAGCATCGGGAACCTTGTCTGCCTTGAAGATGGTCTGCTCCTGCTTGATTGGCCCGCCATCCTGCCCCGTAACCTCTAGGCGCTCGCTGTACTTCCGCGCCTTGCCCTGAGTCTTGAGGAAGAAGCAGATGGCCCAGGCTTCGCCCTTGTTGATGGCGGAGTAAAGTTTGCCCTCGGCTACGTCCAGCATACCCTCTTTCTGGTGTTTGACAGCCTCGGCTACATCAGGGAATCGCTCGATGTAGTTCCGCACCGTGCGCTCGGAACAGCCTAGCTTGGTCGCAGCCAGAGCATGAAGCCCCTTGGTCTCTTTTAGGGCGGCAATTACCTCATCAGGGGTGTAACGATAATCAGCCACGTTGCGCCTTCTGTCCGGCGTAATCCTCAAATCGCTTGATGATGACGTCGCAGTAGTGGGCATCTATCTCCATGCCGTAGCATCTGCGGTTGAGCTTTTCGCAGGCTATCAGGGTGGTGCCAGAGCCAAGGAAGGGATCGCCGACGGTGGCGTTGATTGCACTGCTGTTTGTGATGGCCCTCCCGAATAGTTCCACTGGCTTCATGGTCGGATGCAGGTCTGAGTTCCTTGGTTTGGGAATCTCCCACAGTGAGGATTCGCCGCGTGAACCATAGAACTCGTGCGTCCCTTTTGCCCATCCAAAGATTATCGGCTCGTGTTGGTAGTGGTAGTCAGAGCGCCCAATGACGAACTGGTTCTTTGCCCAGATGAGCATGTGCCGGAGGGGATAGCCAGATTCCCTCAGTGAAAGCAGAAGAAGAAGAAGAAGAAGATCGCCGCCCTGCGGCCCTGTGACATAGTAACTTGCGCCGTCCTCTACCCACTCACGCCAAGTGGTGAAGACAGCCATCCATAGCTTCTGCATATCGTCGGGCGTCTCGTGGTCATTGACAATAGCCTCCTCAACGCGATTGGCAGGCCAAATAGCGTTGAGGAACTTGTTCTTGTCTGCGTAAGAAACACCGTAAGGCGGGTCTGTTACCAGTAGGGATATCTTCTCCCCGTTCATCAGCCGCGCCACGTCCTCTACCTTCGTAGAATCGCCGCACAAGAGCCTGTGTCGGCCCAGGAGCCATAGGTCTCCGGGCTTGCATATCGTTTCCTTGGGTTCGGGGATTGCATCGTCATCTGTGAGGCCGTCGGTGGGTTGGAAGGTCTGCGTCATCAACTCTTCCAGCGCCTTAGAGTCAAAGCCCGTCAGGTCCATGTCGAAGGCACCGGTGTCGAGTTCCTGAAGCAAGTCCTTCAACTCGGGCAACGATGGCTCGGCGAGTTCCGCTATCCGGTTGTCAGCGATGCAGTCAGCCCACTCCATAGCCTCATTCTCGTAGTCCTGATAGTCCACTGGCACCTTGTCCTCTTTCAAGAGCTTCGCCGCCTCTAGTCGAGCGTGTCCCTTGACTATGAAGCCCGAGCGATTCGAGACTACGATGGGATTGCGCCAGCCGGTGTGCTTGATTATCTTGGCCAGGAGTTCGATTTGCTTCTGAGGGTGATGGTTGGGGTTCCGCGGATTCGGCACCAGCGTTGCGGTGTCAACCATGAGGTCGTGAGCGCATTCGACTACCATTGCACACCCAACAGTTCTTGACGTTGGTTCATCGGCTATAGTCTACACCTAGGGTCAAGTAGTCCCCTCAACCATAGAGCAATTCATACATGGCATCGAAGGCGGCTTTCCAACGGAGATGTTTCGCCTTCTCTACGGGCAACATTTCTATGAGAACCTGGATGCCGCGGGGTGTCGTGGTCTGCTTTTTTGCGTCGGGTAGCGTTTCTACTGGTTTTGTCGGTTGGTGGGTTATCGGTTTCATCCGGTGATTCCATCCTTGCCCTGGCGAAATAACTCTTTCGCTTTATTCCGAGCTGGTCGCAAGACCTTCGCCCTGGCCACGATATCACCACCGGATAGTTTGACTGCTTTCATTGGCTCCTCCTTCTTCGGCTTGCTGTGCGCCACTTCAAAGTGATCTACGAAGTCCTCCATGCAGCGAAAGACTGAGGGCGATTCTGCCCGAATCTTCATGTTGTAATTCAAGCGGCAAAAGCTGTTGAAGTTGAGAGGTACGTAGTCTCGGAATTGCCTCTCTTCATGGCAGAGTAGACATATCCCCGGAGCCGTGCCGTCGACCACCGCGCCGATGGACCAGTGGTGAGCGCAGTTGTTCGGTTTGGCTCGCTCGGATTGCTTCTGTACCTTGATCTTGCTGGTCATATCTGCTTCCCTGTGTACTCGGCGTATCCCTCTTTTGCCGCCTTGGGCAGTTGCTCGAACCCTAGTAGCTTCCAGAGTTCGTACCACGACCAGAGATTGTCAGGGTCCTTTTGGATGCGCTCGATAACTCGCTCCATCACTCCTCCTTCGTTGGCACTCCGTAGTGCCTCTGTTTGGCGTACCACTTCAAACGGATGATGTCGTCCCGGCCACCTTGTCTATCCTTGGCTATCTTCACGAACATGAACCCCCTATCCTCAGCCTTGCACTTGTCATAGAGTTCCGGACGGTGAAGCAAGAGGACCATGTCAGCGTCCTGCTCGATTGAACCCGACTCCTGGAGATCCGCCAGCATGGGCTTGTGGCCGTCTCGGGCCTCAACTGCCCGGTTCAACTGACATGCGGCCAATACCGGGATATCCAACTCTTCCGCCAGGGACTTGAGGAAGTTGGTCACGTAGCCGACCTTCTCCCTGAGCGTGTCGCTGGTCCTCAGTCGCCGGGCAATGAACTGGACGTGATCGAAGCAGATCAACTTGAGTTCCTTCGTTTCCTTGAGAGTCTTGGCGTGTCGGGCCAACTTCTCCAGGGTCACGTCGCCCGGTAAGACGTGGAGAGGCATCTTGGATACGATATCAGCCAGCTCCCCAATCTTGGCCCAGTCCTCTTGTGTCGCCCGGTTCCGTAGTTCCACGATGTCCTTGTGAGTGTGCATAGAAATCTGTCTTTCCAGTAGTTGTCTTTGACTCATCTCAACACTGGCGAACAGCACCGTCTTGTCGTGGTAGGCGTTGTGTAGGGCGACTTCCTGCAGGATGGTGGACTTGCCCACTGTGGTCCGGGCCCCGACGATTATCATGTCACCGCCACTCATGCCACCAGTTATCCGGTCAAGACTCGGATAGCCGAACCTCACCGTCTCACGCTTCTCTTGCCAGTCTGAGGATATCTGCATGATGGCCTCGGCTTGGTCCTTTGGACTTCTGAGGTCGCTACCGGATTCCCGCGGAGCCAACCCGTCTACAATCTGCCGGACCTTGCCGTAGGCAACTGTCAGGTCGGTCTCTGCCTCATATCCTATGGCGGCAATCTGGCCGGCGGCTGAGATCATGCGCCGGCACTGAGCCAACCGCGCCACTATCCCGGCGTAGTGTTCGGCATGGAAAGAACCGGGGCATCGCTCGACGCAAAGACTCAAGTACCCAGCACCACCGACTGCTTCAAGTCGTCCGGCCTGGGCAAGTTCTTGGGCGACGGTTATCTGGTTGATGCCGTCCACCTTCAACATGGCCTCGTATACCCAAGCGTTCTTCTCTCGGTAGAAGTCCTTGACCTTGACTATGCCTATGACATCCCCCAACGCATCAGGAGAGACTAGAATAGAGCCTATCACAGCCTCTTCAGCTTCGACGTTGTGGGGTGGTAGTTTACCCTCTTGCATTCCAGTTA